ATCCTTAGCGTTGGCCACCATTTCACTATTCATCAAAGCTGCTACATTAGCATCTTCAAGAGCTAGTTTTTTCATGGCCGTGTAAGATGGATATTTGCTTACAGGTGTTCCGTCTTTTACGTTCTCATCAAGATTACTGAATTTGTGTATTCTTATTAAGTCAAAAGCATTAACAAGTTGCCCACAACATGGATCAGTTGCGTGATGTGAATAAAGGAATTTATTATCATAAAGTACAGCCCCGCCAGAAGTACTACCACCAGTGAAAGTATATCTATCGGGAGTGGCCGTTGCTTCATACAAAGCAGGGATAAAAGTTTGTATGGCCGTTGTGATATCATAAACTTTACAAAACGAACCTACTAAGCCGTTTTTAGTTAATGGATCTTGTTGTCTGGCCAAAAGTTGCTTTTGTTTTGTGTCTTGACCAGGAACGTGTGGCCATGTTGAAATGTCAGTCCAGTCAGCATACATATTAAGAACACCAACACGACTACAAAATTGCCCAGGATAAAACTGGAATATGTACTCACTATCAACCGAACATGATGGATAGTACATAAAACGGTTAACTTCAAAAGTAGTTGGATCACAATTTTCAATCCCTAATAAACTACCTAATTTTCTAGCTATTGGCTCGTATTCATCAGGAGTACAGCTTTCATCAAGAGGAATAAGAACCCTAAGTCTAGGTGTGTAATTACTGTGTTTTCTCGTAGAATAAACAACAGAAGTACACCCAAGAGAACCTACTCTTTTTAAAATATCATCCGTCATATTTGGTTGTATGTTATCTAAATCTAAACAGACAACATCACGACTGATTATGTTCGTTGCTTTTCTTCGGCCATCTAAAAGCTTAGCACCTGTGAAGCCCCCAACATCTTTTAAATTATCTTGATCCGATTTTTTCATCTTGAGAAATTCATCATATTTCTCTTGAGTTCTAACTGGAGATTTTAAAGTTTCTACAAAGTCAAGCCAACTAATATCTGTATTCTGCCAAATAGTTGCTTTTCTGTGATTTGCTTTAGCAATTCCTAATAATCTATTTGCTTGCACTTTTTAACCTCCTTTCTAATCTTTCATATAATATTTAGTCTCAAATCCAGCACCTTTTAGCACTAATCCAGGAGCCCAAGGAATAGGCTCAGCCAAAATATTATTTACATCTTCTAGTTTTTCATCATCGTAAGCATCTATCACCACTTCATCGTGAATATGCATAACAACATCATAATTTTTTTGATAAAGTCTTAACAATGTTTCCGCCAGGCAATCTCTTGCTATTGCTTGCACAATATTCTCGACTAACTTTCCTCCATAAGTTGAGTTAACTTCCCATTTTTTAGTAGTCTGGTTAACTCCATAATAATGAAGTGCATCTTTTTCAAACTGGTTTAATTTTAAAAATGGCTTAGGATAATATAGTGAACGGCCACTAGGTAATTTAATTGATATAAAATCAAGTCCGTACATCATATCCCATTCACGTTGAATCTCAAGTCCTCTTACATATTGTGTTCCATTGCCATTCATAGCTTGAATTACAGCATCTCCAACGGCATACCACAAGCGTACAATGTTCTTATTAGCTTCTCTCCAACGAACTTTAATATCCGTAAGTTCTTCACTTGTAAGCCCCATTCTATCGGCTCCCATTGCTATTAAAGCTGATTCACCGCCTTGATATCCTAATGCTAATGTTGCAACTTTACCACGTTGCCTTAAGCTATACTCAGGATTACCTTTTGAAATTTTATCAATCGGTACATTGAACATCTGACTTGCTGTTGCTTCGTAGATTTTACCATGTGTTGCGAATACTTCGTTGACCCACTCCTCACCAGCTAGCCAAGCAATTACACGTGCTTCAATAGCACTAAAATCACTTATTATAAATTTATCTTTGCTAGCAATAAATGCTGTTCTTACTAATTGGCTTAGAGTGTCAGGCACGTTGCCATATAGAAGTTTTAAAGCCTCGTAATTACCTGCTTTTGCAAAATTTCTAGCTGTGTCTAGCGTATCAATGTAGTTTCTAGGTAAGTTTTGAACTTGCACAAGTCGACCAGCCCAACGTCCAGTCCTGTTAGCCCCGTAGAATTGCAACAGCCCACGAACTCTATCGTCCTTACACATTGCATTTTCCATTGCTGAATATTTACTGACACTAGTTTTTCCAAGTTGCTGCCTTATCTCTAAAACTCTTTTAACCTTTAACGGTAAATTATCTCTTGATAATAAATCAGAAATAACATCTTTTGTTAATCCATCAAGATCTTCTCCTAATTGATTTTCAACCCAAGTTTTAAGTTGGCTAACACTATTTGGATTTTCAAGTTCAGTAATTTTAAAAGCTTCTTCTGTTAAATTATTAGTACTTTCAGAATCAATAGAAAGCACACCCTTTACTAATGCTCTATCCACCATTACTCCGTTAGCGTTCATTAGAATATCCATCTCCCAAAGTTTTTGTTCTTTTGATGGTACTTCAAAAGCTTTTATATATTGATATATTTCATATTCTGCTTCTACGTCCTGCATATTATACTCACAGTATAGTTTCCACTTCTCTAAATCATGATGCGGATCATTCCAAGTCCTGCCTCCGTTAGTCTTAGTAGGTTTACAAGGAACTGAGAAATATTGAATTAATCTACTTCCAGTTGTCAGCTTTTTCTTATCTTCTGCAATACCTATCGCTTTACCTGTCATTCCTAATCCAGCAGGCAATCCTAAATAAGTAGCGTGCATCATTGTGCACCTCCACTGAGATATATTCGTCTCGTATCCAGCCCTATTTAAACAGTACCACTCAAAAGCAGCATTATAAGCGTGCTTAATACAGTCTGGATTATTTAATAAGGCAACGATATCATCTGGAATTTTCTCACCTTGTTTTAAATCTACCAATTTAACTTCCGAATCATTAAGTTTGTAAGAGAATAGCAAAATTTCAAAGTCTTCAGATTGAGCATATTTGTAAGCCCCACATTTAGAAATATTCACACTGCTTCGTGTTTCAATATCAATACTTAAATGTTGCATATATTCCTCCTAAAAATTTAGGGGGGGGCTAACCCCCCTTAGTAATTTATTAATATTAAAGTGGAAGTCCTGTTAATGGATCGATCCCAATTGAACCTTGTTGAGTTGGTTGTTGATATTGAGGTGCAGTTTGTTGATACTGCTGAACAGGTTGTACTTGTTGCGGATTCGAGAACGGATTAGGATTTGATGCACCACCTAATGCACTAAATACTTTATCTGCAGACACAGGAGCACCACCTAAAACTTCACCGTCTCTAACTTTTTGAATGTGCGTTAGTCCAAACCCTACACCTTTTTTACCTGTGTGCAGGTATGGGAAAACATTAATAGCCACGTTCGCATATACTCCTGAATAAATTTCAGATTGATTTAAGATAGGTTGAACATTTTGATCTACAATTTGAGGTTGTCTATCAGCGTTTGCACTGGCTGTAAAAACCCAACAACCTTTACATTCATCTCCGAAAGGTGTTCCATCTTGCTTCACACCATCACCATCATGAATAGGATTAGCAACTACAGGTGGCATTACACCGTTCCATTTTTCATTTAATCCTTTTTGAGCTGCAGCTTGAATTGCTGCATCTAATCTTTGCTTACTATTTAAATCGCTTTTCGGTAATAAAATTGTAGTGCTATATTTGGCTGGTAAATCTGGATTATTTGAGTATGGTTTAAATACATTCACATAACTTAATCTCACGTTTTGTACTACTGCTGTTGATTCATTTGTCATAATTTTAAAATCTCCTTAATTTCTGTTTTAATTTATTGTTTAATTTATTGGTTTAAAAATACTTGTTGCTTTTACTGTATCAGTAATCGCAGGTCTTTTATCATTTTCAAATACTAAAGTAGGTTTTCCTGTACTTGTGACAACCATATCACCTACTAAATTGTTAAATTGTTCTTTTCCAAGGGCCTTTTCTAATTTGGCCAAAGTCAACGGTACTTTATCAAAAATTATTGCTTCATCAATACCGCCGTCCATTAATTTCTTAAGAGCCTCATCTTGATTAGTCCAAGAGCGGGAAGTTCTACCAGCTACTGCTTTTAGCCCCTTAACATCTTCACCAGTTAAGCATAGATTCAAGGCATAGGCTTTTAAATCGTTAACCCACTTCGCTATGTCTTCACCTCGTGAGATATATTCAAATAGCTTATCTCTAGGAATTTCATTAGGATTTAAGTGTATTTCTGATTCGAGAGATAAATTATTCTCCGCCCTGCCCGAACAAATATCACGGGCCTTACAGAATTTACACGCCTTAGCCGATGGAACTAATTCACCTTCACCACTTAGAGCCTTACTTGATTGAACGCTGAAATAATCGCCCCACAATAACAATTCAGAAAGGTCAACTTCCCAACTTGAATAATTATTTAAGCGTGGCTGTACAATATTCATTTCAATTTTTTTTATATCGTAGATTAAACTAAAAGCGTTGTAAGCACCAAGTGCATATAAGATTAGCTGTTCATTTTTCTCAGCAGAGACTGGAACACCTTTTCCGTATTTCAAATCAATAATAGAAAGTGTAGTCCCGTGAATTAAAATACAGTCACAAGTCCCAAATCCTCCAGGCACCCAACTAGAAAAATCTACTCTTTTTTCAATCTCTATATATGGCTTAGATGGAAAGCTTAAAGCTTTTTCTTTTATAAAATCAACATAATTGTCTGTAAATCCATCCATTTCAGCTTGATATAATTCATCTTCTTTTATCTTTTTAACTGCTGCATTAAGCTTCCTCTTACCAAAGCCTTTTGAATCTAAATAATGCTTTAATTTAAGTTCACTTAATTCATGAGCTAATGTTCCTTCCTTTGCATATACAGACTCAGTATCTGGAATACCTTCCTCCATTTGCACGCTACCAGGACAGGTGGCCCACCTACAGGCACCACTAGCACTAAGCTTTGCATGAGCCCTTTCTTTGTGATTAATCTCAGTCATTAGATAGCCGCTCCTAATTCTCGTAATCTTAGTGCAAAAGTTCCGTATTGTTCAACTGGTAATGTTGTAAGGGCTAATGAGTTAAACTCTTGTAATAAGCCTTGTAAAAGTTGAATTTTACCTGCTTGAACTAAAGTACTTGATGCACGTTGTAAGTCTTCCAAAGTATAAGTTTTCTCTGCAACAGGTACTGCAGTTTGTACTGGTTGTACAGGTACTGTTTGTTGAGTTGGTACTGCAGTTTGTACTGGTTGAGTTTGCACAGGCTGTTGAACTGGTTGTACAGGCACTGTTTGCTGAACAGTTTGTGTCGGTGCAGTTTGTACTGTTTGCACAGGTTGTTGAGTTGGTACTGCAGTTTGTACTGGTACTGATTGAACAGGTTGTTGAGTTGGTAATTGAGTTTGTTGCACAGGAGAATCTTTAAAAGCCTCCACATTAACTGCTACATTCTCAACATCATTTCCATATTTAGCTATAATTTCATCTAATAAAAG